TCTGAACCTCTTGTGTACGAACTAGGAACTGCGGCTTCCCCCAAAGGGGTCCTACAGCCCTTTTTGCCGTACTAACTTTAAGGTGCAGAATGTTCAAGGGTCTCCACCACACAAGTGTGGAAAGAACTCCGCGCGATCCGTACAATTCGATGGAGGAGACACGTGTACCAGCCTATTGCTAATAAGCAGGCACGTGTACGTGTCATAAAACCCCAGGTGGCAAAACAAGTCCATTCTGGGGTTGTCTCTTTCGGTAGTGTTCCGCGTACCGGTGGATCAGAAGGAATACAGTCCTTTGGACATGACCTTCGGATGCTCGGGAAAGCGGACTGTGGCGGGCCAATGATCCTTCACAGGAGCAATGGTACCGTCAACTTTGCGATTGAGACCAAGGCCAATATGCGGGGCTCGCAGATCTGCGTGCACCCGTCTACGGGTATCTTGGGATCATTATCGATGCCATCTCAGGCATCGATGTATACGCAAGGAACTACCGCAATTGCGAGAACTATTCCAACCGATCCAGCCATTAACCTGACCGATTCAATCGCTCAGTCTATTGGTGTCCAGGCCATCCCAAAGATGGTAGGTTCCGCTCTTTGGCGCGAGAAGACAAAGTTCTTCAAGGGCTTAGGAGATGAGTACCTTAACCTGGAATTCGGTTGGCGTCCATTTGTTCAAGACATCCTCGATTCTATGAGGGCTGTCAAGAACAGTCACCAGATATTGGCTGACTTGGACGCCGGCAACGGGAAGAAAACCCGTGTCGGATATGCGTTTCCGCAATCATCGACGTTCGATTTGGCGTCAAGGGGCTTAACCATCTATTCTGTAGATGGAACCTTGGCGTCACTTTGCACGCAAGGAACAGCGAACAGCTATAGTGCTATAAGCACTACAGATGTTTGGTTTAAGGGGTGTTTTGAATACTTCTTACCCGTTTCCCGTGCCAACATGTCGGCTATGCAGAAGCACGCCGATTATGCCAATAGAATATTGGGCTTAGGTGTTAATGAATTGACACCTGAGATTGTCTGGGACGCTGCTCCGTTGTCGTGGGCTGTCGATTGGGCTTTTAACGTCGGCGATGTTTTACACAACGTCGGCGCATTTTCCCACGACGGTTTGCATCTTCTTTATGGGTATATAATGACCCATAAAAAGCAGCAAGCAGTTTGGACTGCTGGAGGTAATTCTCTAGTTTCTGGACTGCAATTCACTCAACTAGAAGAGTGGAAGATGCGATTTCCCGCGACTCCGTACGGATTTGGATTGTCTTATGTTGGTTTGACTTTACAACAGAAGGCGATCCTTGCTGCCGTTGGCGTTAGCCACTGGTAGTGAATGGCGAACTGGAGCGTCATAAGCCTCCAGAACCATCACGATGTCAGATATGACATCACTCACTAGGAGATCTGTCACATGGCGTATGCCGATCCGCAATCCGTTACATATAACGCGGTTGCACAGAGTCTG